GCTGGACCGTGCCCTGCATGGTGGCTGATGATGGCGAGTTGATCGCGGGCCATGGCCGCGTACTTGCCGCGACGATGCTGGGGTTGACCGAGGTGCCAGTAATCCGGCTGGGCCATCTCGACGAGGCTGAGCGCCGCGCATACCGCATCGCCGACAATAAGCTGACCGAGATGGGCGAATGGGACGAGGCGATGCTGCGCGACGAGATCGCTGGGTTGCTGGCTGAGGATTTCGACCTGTCACTGCTGGGGATCAGCGATGATGAGCTGGATGCGTTGCTGCAGGACCCCGATGCGCTGGGCGCAGATGGCCCCGTCGAGGGTGAGGATGATGTTCCAGAGCTGCCGGTGACGCCGGTGTCGGTTTCGGGCGATGTCTGGCAGCTGGGCGCGCACCGCTTGATTTGCGGCGACAGTACCTCTGCCGATGTGGTCGGACGGCTTCTTGGCGATGTGAAGCCACAGCTGATGGTCACTGACCCGCCTTACGGCGTGGAATACGATCCCGGGTGGCGTAATAAAGCAGGTGCTGCGGCGACAAAACGCACCGGCAAGGTACTGAACGACGACCGTGCTGACTGGCGCGAGGCGTGGTCACTATTCCCAGGGGACGTTGCTTATGTCTGGCATGGTGCGCTGCATGCTGCGACCGTAGCCGAAAGCCTCACGGTGACAGGCTTCAACATCCGCTCCCAAATTATCTGGGCGAAGGACAGGCTGGTGCTGAGCCGCGGCGATTACCACTGGCAGCACGAGCCCTGCTGGTACGCTGTACGCGCCAAAGGCAAAGGCCACTGGGCGGGCGATCGCAAGCAGACGACGCTCTGGCAAATCGCAAACAAAGATCAGGATGCGGACACCGTGCACGGCACACAGAAACCGGTGGAATGCATGCGTCGCCCGATCCTGAACAATTCGAGCCCCGGCCAAGCAATCTACGAGCCATTCATGGGATCCGGCACCACGCTGATCGCGGCGGAGACTACGGGCCGCGTGTGCTTCGGGGTCGAGTTGAACCCAGCCTATGTTGATGTGGCCATCGAGCGCTGGCAACAATTCACGGGGGTTGATGCTGTCTTGGTGGAAACCGGCGAACCGTTCAGCGCGCTGAAGGCAAAGCGATTAGCCGCATGAGCCAGTCTCGACGTCTATCGATGATCGAGGCAGTCACCAATGTCGTGGTGGGATACGCGCTGGCGGTGATCACCCAGATTATCGCGTTTCCATGGTTCGGGCTACAAATCACCCTTGGTGACAACCTTGCGATTGGCGCAGTCTTTATCGGGGTCTCACTGGTCCGCAGCTATGCACTGCGACGTTTGTTTGCTCGCCTGCGATAACGGCGCGGATCACCGGCTGGGAAGCGTGTATACCGTGCCGCGGCCCTGTATCTTTTCTGAAGCGACCGGCAGGCTCAGCTTCTTTTTAAGAGCGCCAGAGATGACGCCACGTGTTGTGTGTGGCAACCAGCCTGTCAATTCGACAATCTCGGCGATGCTTGCCCCTTCAGGGCGCTCCAAAAGCGCAATGACTTCTGCCTGCTTGGTGCCGCGACGCGGCGTCGGCGTCAGTGACGGAGCCTTGGAACTCGTATTTTCGGTCGCGCGGTTGCGCACTGCCGCCATTGTTTTGACAACCACTGGTTCAATCCCGACCGCCAGCATCCCTGCGTCGGTCACCACCAGCGTGGTGCCATGACCATCGCCAGTTTCGCGCCAGAGCGGCTCGCCCTTGCGCATGTCGGCATCGACTTCTTCGAGCCAACCCCGCGCGATCATGTTGGACACGGACATCTTCGCGGCAGCGCCGTGCAACCCCTCAGGCAAGGGCAGCGCCAGATTGTCAGGGCGGTTCGCGGCGCGTGTTAGTATGAGGGTTTGGGTTTCGCTGAGTTTGGGCATCTGGGCCTCCTGTCTTAATTGGGCGAATTTGGTGTTGTGTTCAGTCTGCATCTTCTGTCGCAGCCGCGACGGCGAAATGCTGGACCCAACCGTTCAGGTAGGGCTGCCCTGTGGGGATCCCCTCATCACGCTCGGTCTGGCGGCTGATGCGCCAGTCCTGCCAGCGGCGGATTGTGGACGTTATGGCGGGCACGAGCCCAATGTTGCAGCCCATCATGTTGCCGATGACGTCATCGGCGAAGTGGCGGCCCATGCGGCTGTCGAGAAAGTCGCGAATGCCGATTATCTCGTCTTCGCTGTCCGCGCGGATGGCCTTGGCGATCATGCCTGAGGCCAGCATCCAGACCTCGGCGCTGGGGCGGTCGCGTAGCGGGCAAACGGTCATGGTGCGGAAGAAGCCGTAATCCTCGTTGCGGCTGGGCAAAGTGGCTGTGGCAGTCATTGACTAGCACTCCATTCAACCCAGCGGCCTTGCGCGAACACATAAGTGTGGCAGAAGTCGCATCGCGGTTCAGGATGGATCACCGGCCCGCGGGGCGGAACGTAGCAATCGAGCGCGTCATTGCTGACGTGGCGGATTTCACGGGCGGCAAGAATGTCGTCCGGCGTCCAGTTGGCCAGCGCTGGCAGCATGTGTGAGGGGTAGCCGTCGAAATGGCAGTACACGTGCGCCCATACGTTGGGCCCGGTCTGGATGGCGATTTGTGCGCGGGTGCTCATGGTCTGTCCTCCGTCAAATCAGCTTCAGGTCGGCCAGCACCGCGCAGGCGGCAGCAAGCTGAGTGGTCGGCAGTTCGATCTTGATGTGGCTGATCACGTCCGAAGCCTCGGCGGTGATCCCGTCATCACGCAGCGCTGTCCCGATGGCCGCGGCGATGTCATCAGGACGGCTGCGGTCGAAATGGTCGGGCAGTGCGGCATGATCGATGCGAATGGTTGTGGTGGCGGTCATGATACTGCCTCTCAATTTTGCTGGTCGATCATGGCGAGAATGGCGATTGCCATCCCGCCGAGGTATTCGCTGCGGCGAAAGACAATGTCGTCGATCTCTCCAGCGCTGGTGATGGTGGGATCGACTGCCAGACTGTCTGCCATGTGTGGCATCAGGCGTTGGGCTTCAGCGTTGTAGCGTTCTGCAAGGGTCATGGTTTTGTCTCCGGTCAGGCGTGTTTGCGTGCGACCAGATTCGCTCTATCGCGGAGTGTAATCAACTCAATTAGATCGTTATTTCTGTTTATTTCCAATGCTTTGAGGTCAAACCAATCGCCATGGAAGGACTGTCTGAACGCGCCTATGCCGAACGCACGGGCCTGTCGCGTGGGGCCGTGCAGAAGGCTCGTAAGAACGGCCGGTTGGTGCTGTTTGCAGACGGGTCAATCAATGCGCAGGCATCGGATGCACGCCGGGGTGCGATGACAGATCCGGACCAGCAGATGCGCTCGCGGGGTGGGTTAGGCGCTGGGGGTGATGGTGGAGTGATCGGAGGCGGCAGCGTCTCAGGTCCTGGCGACAGCACGTCCTATCTGAAGGCGCGCACGGCGCTGACGGTCTACCAAGCCCAGGAGCGGCAACTGTCGATCCAGCGCAAGAAAGGCGTACTGGTCGATCGCGCACGGGCGGAAACGCTGGTGTTTCGACTGGCGCGCCAGGAGCGCGACACTTGGGTCACCTGGCCCACCCGCGTATCCGCCCTGATGGCCGCGCAATTATCCGCAGAAATGGAGAAGGTATCGGGGGTGCCCGTGACAATCGAGACTGCGATCCTGCAAAGGGTGCTGGAAACCCATGTCCGAGAGCAGCTCAACGCCCTGGCAGACCTCCGCGTCTCGCTTGAATGACACAGATGGAGAAGACGACCGCGACCTGACCGAAGGTCTCGACCTCGGCTTTGACGGCGCCGAGGACATCCTGCGTGTCTGGCGGCGTGGCATACGGCCCGATCCGGACCTGACGGTGTCGCAATGGGCGGATGCGCATCGCAAACTGTCATCGCGGGCCTCGGCCGAACCCGGACAATACCGCACATCGCGGACGCCATACTTGCGCACAATCATGGATGCACTCTCGCCCGGGCATCCGGCACAGCGCATCACGTTCATGAAGGCCGCCCAGGTTGGTGCTACGGAAGCAGGTAATAACTGGATCGGGTTTGTGATCCACCACGCACCAGGGCCGATGCTGGCCGTGCTGCCCACTGTTGAGATGGCCAAGCGCACATCGCGTGGCAGGATTGATCCACTGATTGAGGACAGCCCCGCGCTGAAAGAACGGGTCCAGCCCGCGCGATCCCGCGATGCAGGCAATTCGATGCTGTCGAAAGAATTCCCCGGCGGCATCCTGGTGCTCACCGGGGCGAACTCGGCAACCGGCCTGCGCTCAATGCCCGCGCGCTATGTGTTTCTGGACGAGGTGGACGCCTATCCCGCCTCCGCTGATGAGGAAGGCGATCCGGTCACGCTTGCCGAGGCACGGACAACAACCTTCGCGCACCGGCGCAAGGTGTTCATGGTGTCGACACCGACTATTCGCGGGTTGAGCAGGATCGAGCGGGAGTTTGAGGCCAGCGATCAGCGGCGGTATTTCGTACCCTGCCCGCATTGTGGTGCGATGCAGTGGTTACAGTTCGAGCGGCTGCGCTGGGCCAAGGGACAGCCAGAAACGGCGGCGTATCATTGCGAGGCCTGTGATAAGCCCATCGCAGAGCACCACAAGACGCAGATGCTGGAACGAGGGGAATGGCGCGGTACAGCGGTTTCCGACAACCCTCATGCGATAGGCTTCCACCTCTCTGCGCTCTATTCGCCGATCGGCTGGAAAAGCTGGGAGCAGATCGCGCGGGACTGGCTGGCAGCACAAGGCTCGGACGAGATGCTGCGCGCCGCGCGCAACACGCTCTTGGGCGAGACATGGGTGGAGAGCGGTGAGGCACCAGAATGGCAGCGGCTGGCAGATCGGCGCGAGGTGTTTGCCGCGCAGGTGCCCATAGGTGGCTTGTTCCTCACCGCCGGGGCCGATGTGCAGAAGGACCGGATTGAGGTTGATGTCTGGGCTTGGGGCCGCGGGCTGGAAAGCTGGCTTGTCGATCACATCGTGATACCGGGCGGGCCAGATGATCCCGCCTGCTGGGACAAGCTGACCGCGCTGCTGGGCCAAACATGGACGCATGAGAACGGTGCGATCATGACGTTGGCGAAGCTGGCAATCGACACCGGCTACGAGTCCGCCGCCGTCTACGCCTGGGCGCGCAAGCAGGGCATTGCGCAGGTCGCACCCGTTAAAGGCTTGGAAGGCTTCAACCGAGCGACGCCAGTATCGGGACCGACCTTTGTCGATGCCACTGTGAATGGACGCAAGCTCAAGCGCGGGGCCCGGCTCTGGACGGTGGCCACTGCCACCTTCAAGGCCGAGACCTATCGTTATCTGCGCATCGAGCGCCCGAGCAATGAAGATCGTGCACTGGGCGTGACTGATCCTGCTGGGACGATCCATCTGCCAGACTGGGCTGACAGTGAATGGCTCAAACAGCTGGTGGGCGAACAGTTGGTTACGATCCGCAACAAGCGCGGCTTTGCCCGTCAGGAGTGGCAAAAGCTGCGCGAACGGAATGAGGCGCTGGATACCCGCGTTTATGCGCGGGCTGCCGCATGGATCCTTGGGGCAGATCGCTTTGACGAGCGGATGTGGCGGCAGTTGGAGAAGCAGGCGGGCGTGGAAACGAAAGCCATCACGCAAACCGCTAAGACCGATACATCGACCGAACCGCAAGCCGGGCGCATCAGCGGCCCCCGGCGGCGTGGCTGGAAAATCAGCACGCCCAAATACATGGAATGAGCATGACCCTCGATGATCTGAAACTCCGCCACAGCGCGCTGCTGGCCGCGCGTTACAGCGGCACGCGGTCAGTCAGCTATGACGGCAAGGCCGTGACCTATGGCTCGGACGCAGAGCTTGCTGCAGCGATAGGGGATATCGAACGGCGCATCGCCAAGCTTGAACGCGGCGCCGGCCGCATCTTGCGCCCCTATGCCGTGAAGGATCTGTGATGAACTGGCGGCAGCGTTTGGGCGCTTTCATCGGTGGGTTCGATGCCGGCCAGCATCACCGCCGCCTGCGCGGATTCCAGG